CGGATTGTCTCCTGATCTGACTTTGCCATCCATTCCCTCCTTGCATTTTCAGAGGGAATTATAGAATTTGCGGATTTTTTTAAAATGTGGGGATTATTTGACGGTTACTCCGATCCTGAATCCTTATCTGAGCATTATCAACTCGGCGCTGGATCAGATGCGGAAGTTCCTGACTGAATTCGGTATGACTCCAAGCTCCAGGACGAGAATCCACGTTGTCCGGAAAAATGAAGACGACGATGACACCGCGCGATTCTTCGCGTGACGGATGCTGGTTTGATGAGGCGGCGGCCGCGAAAGCCTGCGAGTTCTTCGAACGATTCCTGCGGCACGCCAAAGGTGAATGGGCTGGGCAGCGATTTGCACTTTCCGAATGGCAGAAACACGACATCATCCGGCCAATCTTCGGGTGGAAGCGCCCGGACGGCACCCGAAAATATCGCAAAGTGTATGTCGAAGTGCCGCGCAAGAACGGCAAGAGCACTCTCGGCGCCGGCATCGCACTCTATCTGCTTTTCAGCGACGGAGAGCCAGGGGCGGAGATTTATTCCGCTGCCGCTGATAGAGAACAGGCAGCCATCATCTTCGATGTTGCCCGGCAAATGGTCGAGCAGGATCCGGATCTGGGCTCGCGATGCGAAGTGTTTCGCCGTTCCATTGTCGTGGGAAAGACAGGAAGCGCCTATCACGTCCTGAGTGCGGACGCTCCCACCAAGCACGGCAAGAACTCTCACGGCGTTTTGTTCGACGAGTTGCATGCGCAGCCTGACCGCGAGCTCTATGACGTTCTCAAGACCAGTACCGGGTCACGGCGCCAGCCCTTGTTTGTGATGTTCACCACGGCGGGGTATGACAAGACTTCGATCTGCTGGGAGGAGCATGAGTACGCGGCCCGGCTGCTGGCCGGCTCGATCTATGACAACACTTATTTGCCGATCATATACGCAGCCGATCAGGACGAAGACTGGACGGATCCAAAGGTCTGGGCCCGAGCGAACCCTGGCTTGGGCGAGTCCGTCAAGATTCAGTACCTGCAGGATGAATGCAACCGCGCTAAGGAATCACCGGCATACCAGAACACGTTTCGCCGGCTGCACCTGAATCAGTGGACGGAACAAGCCGAGCGTTTTCTCGACATGGATGCATGGGATGCATCTGCCGGCCAAGTGGATCCGGCTGAGTTGGAGGGCTCCCCTTGCTGGGCGGGGCTCGATCTTGCGAGCACAACAGACATCACCGCTCTGGTCCTTTGTTTCGCGGATGAAGACGGCGGTTACTCCTGGCTTCCCTTCTTCTGGGTCCCCGAGGAATCCATCAAGAAGCGAAGTTCAAAGGACCGGGTCCAGTATGACGTCTGGCAGAAAATGGGCTTCATCGAGTCGACTCCCGGAAACGTCTGCGATTACGACCACATTCGCGAGCGCATCAAGCAGATGGCGGAAGTATATCGGATCCAGGAAATCGCCTACGACAGGTGGAACGCGAGCCAGCTCGTGACCCAATTGATGAATGACGGCGCCACCATGGTGCCATTCGGCCAGGGCTATCAGTCCATGAGTGCCCCGACCAAAGAACTCCTGAAGCTTGTCATCAGCCGCAAGCTGCGCCATGGCGGCAATCCTGTCCTGCGCTGGATGGCAAGCAATGTGGCGGCCAAACAGGACCCTGCCGGCAATCAGAAGCCGGACAAGGCCAAGAGTGCCGAGAAGATTGATGGAATCGTTGCCGGCGTCATGGCATTGGGACGCGCCATAGTTGGAGGCGGAAGCGCCGATTCCATCTATGAACAGCGGGGACCGATATTCGTATGAGCCTGCGCCGCCTGATCCGAGATTGGCTCTTCGAAACGCGATCGAATCTGGCAAACCCGGATCCGTGGCTGATTTCCCTGTTCGGCGGCCCCGTGACTGCGGCCGGAATTCGGGTAACACCGGACTCCGCCTTGAGGTACACGGCCGTCTACGGCGCCGTGAGGATCCTCGCGGAAACCGTGGCGACGCTACCGCTGATTGTTTACCGGCGGCTTCCGAACGAAGGCAAAGAAAGAGCGACAGACTACTTCCTCTTCCGATTGCTTCACGACCAGCCAAACGAGGAGCAGACGCGCACGGAGTTTGTCGAGATGATGCAAGGACACCTTGCCTTGCGGGGTAATGCCTATGCCCAGATCGACAGAAAGATGGGCCGCCCAGCCCGCCTCGTGCCGGTCCATCCCGATCGCGTGGAAGTGGAGCGCGAAGGGAACGGCGAATTGGTCTACAAGGTCAATCCGGAGTCGGGCAGCGCGTATCGTCTTCGACAGCGCGCCGGTGAGATTCTGCATATCCGCGGGCTCTCTTCAGACGGCGTCATGGGGCTGAATCCGATCGAGCTTTTCCGGGAGTCCGTAGCCCTCGGCCTGGCGTACGAAGAGTACTCGGCAAGGCTGTTCGGCAATGGCGCGAACCTCCAGGGTGTCCTCGAAATGCCCCAGGCGATGAGCGACACGGCGCTAAAGCGCTTCCGTGAGATGTGGCAGCAGAACTACGGGGGCCTGGCGAACTCCGGAAAAACCGCGATTCTCGAAAGCGGGATGAAGTGGCAGGCGATTGGTCTGAGGCCGGTCGATGCGGAGTTCATCTCATCGCGCAAGTTCCAGATCACCGAAATCGCCCGCATCTTCCGGGTGCCGCCTCATATGCTTGCGGACCTCGAGCGGGCAACGTTCAGCAATATCGAGCATCAGTCGCTCGAGTTCATCCGCGACACCATCCGACCCTGGCTCGTGCGCTGGGAGCAGGCGCTCACGCGGGATCTGATTCCCGCGGAGGACCGCGACACTTACTTCGTCGAGTTCCTGATCGACGGCTTGATGCGTGGGGACCTCAAGTCGAGGTACGACTCCTACGCGATCGGGCGCAACAACGGCTGGCTCTCGGCAAACGACATCCGGCGTCTGGAGAACATGAATCCGTTGCCGGCCGAGCAAGGCGACGTATATCTGATCCCGCTCAATATGGTGCCGGCAGGAACAGCAGCGCCAAAACCGGCAGACGAGACACAGCCGGCCGAATAGGTCCGAAGAACAGTTGATATCCCCCAAGGGTCGCATTGCGGCCCTTTTTTATTTTCGGGAGTGCCCATGGACAGGAACAAGGAGCGACATTTCACCGGCAATTGTGAGCTGCGTGCGATCTCCCCGGAAGCGGGTGGGCGCGCCAAGATCGCCGGTCATGCTGCGGTCTTTGACTCGCTGTCAGAGGAATTATGGGGTTTTCGCGAGAAGATCTCCCCTGGCGCATTCAAGCCGGCGCTCGCCAAGTCCGATATCCGGGCGCTCCTGAACCATGATCCCAATTTCGTGCTCGGACGCACCACGAACGGCACGCTCCGCGTCCTGGAAGACGAGACTGGGCTTGCGGTCGAGATCGATCCCCCGGAGACCGCTTGGGCTGACGACCTGCTGGTCTCGATCGGCCGCGGCGACATCAGCCAGATGAGCTTCGCCTTCCGTGTGGGTGAGGAAACCTGGGAGACAGTGGACGGCGCAAACATCCGCACCATTCTCAGCTTCGACGAGATCTTCGACGTGTCGCCCGTGACCTACCCGGCATATCCCGCTACCGATGTGGCCTTGCGATCCATACATGAAGTCGAAGGCATCGACATGAGGAAGCTCGCAGCTGCCTTAATCCGTGCCGAGCGCCGGCTACAGCCGGAACCGGGAGACGCCGAGACCCTGGAGCAATGCATCAGAATTTTGAAATTAATCGTCGAATCACCCGCTCGGACAGGCGGGGAAAGTGAAGTTCCGCAGGACGGCCCGCGCGTGCGGAGCCTGAACCAAATCATGCGCCGGCTCCGGGTTCTGGAGCTGGAGCAATCAATCTAAGGGAGACCATCCAATGAAGGATCTGAACGAGTTCCGCAGAAAGCGGGGCGTGATCATCAAAGACATGCGGGCACTGACGGACAAGGCCGACGCGGAGAAGCGCGAGCTCACCGCCGAGGAGAACGACCAGTATTCCCGTATGGAATCGGACCAGGAGAAGCTCCGGGTCGAGATCGAGCGCGAGGATCGCCAGCAGAAACTCGACCGCGAGCTCGAAACCTTCGACCGCGAGCCCGGCCGGATGCCAGAACCGGCGGCGGCCGGGGAAAGAAACGCGAACCCGCGTGGCGCCGAGGAGTATCGCTCGCAGTTCAGCGACATGCTCTGCCGCGGCTACCGCCCGGGTGAGCACCGGGCGCTGCAGGCCGACTCCCAAGTCGGTGGTGGCTACCTCGTCGCGCCCGAGCAATTCGTCAACAAGCTGATCGAAGCGCTGCGCGACCAGGTTTTTATCCGGCAGCTCTCGACCGTGATCCCGGTCCAGAGCGCCATGAGCCTCGGCGTGCCCGTCCTTCAGACGCGGCCGGATGACGCCGAATGGACCGTGGAGCTGAAGACTGGGAGTCTGGACACTGCGATGGGCTTTGCCAAGCGCGAGCTTCATCCCCACCCGGCGGCAAAGCGGATCCTCGTGTCGACCTTCCTGCTCAACAACGCAGTCCTGTCGGCCGACCAGATTGTCCGCGATCAACTGGCCTACAAGTTCGGGATCACGCAGGAGAAGGCCTTCCTCACCGGCTCCGGCGCCGGGCAGCCCTTGGGTATCTTCACGGCAAGCCCGAATGGGATCGATACAGATCGCGACGTCGCGGCCGGGAACGAGGCGACCGCAATCGGCGCCGATGGCCTGATCAACGCAAAGTATGCCTTGAAGGCCCAGTACCAGAAGACCGCGCGCTGGATCTTTCACCGCGACGCCATCAGCGGCATCCGCAAGCTCAAGGACGACAACAAGCAGTACCTGTGGCAGCCGGGCCTGATCGCCGACAAGCCGGACACGATCCTCGAATTGCCGTTCTTCATGTCGGAATTCGCACCCAACACGTTCACGACCGGGAAATACGTCGGCATCATCGGAGACTTTTCCTTCTACTGGATCGCAGACTCGATGGAATTTTCGATTCAGGTGCTCAAGGAGTTGTACGCAGAGTCGAACCAGATCGGATACATCGGGCGCATGGAGTGCGACGCGCAGCCGGTTTTGTCCGAGGCCTTCGTTCGCGTGAAGCTCGGATAACCGGGCAGGCCTTGAGTGGGCCGGATCGGAGTATCCGGCCCGTAACGACTCGCAAGGAGAATGACATGAATCTCAGCAAAGCAGTGAAAGTGGCCCGTGTGCTCAATGGAGTGGCGGCAGGGACGACCGAGCAGACGGGTTCCGTGATCGACATGCAGGGTTTCGAGGGCGTGCAGTTTGTGGCGCTCTTCGGAGCGCTCACAGCCACTCAGGTCACGAGCCTGAAGGTTCAGCAAGGCAGTTTTGCCGACGGATCGGATATGGCCGACCTGGAAGGCAGCCTCCATACGGCCCTGGCCGATGCGGATGGCAACAAGTGCCTGGTGACAGATCTCTTCCGCCCTCAGAAGCGCTACGTCCGCTGCGTTGTGAAGCGCGGGACGGCCAATGCCGTAATCGATGGCGCACTCGCGCTTCTGTACAGCCCGCGGATCGAGCCGGTTACGACCGACGCCACCATCAAATCGACAAAGCTTCTGGTTTCTCCCAACGAAGGGACGGCATAGGCGATGAAAGTCCGCCTGAAAACATTGATGGCGGGACCGGACGGTGTTTTCCCGCCAGACTCAGTGATTGATGCCGGCGATGAAGAGGCCGAAGCCCTGATCGCCGGCGGATTCGCCGAACCAGTTGACTGCCCGGTTGAACCGGTCGTGACCGGGCCGGCTGCAGTCGAAACGGCAGCGATCGAGCCGGGCAGCCGGGCCGTGAAGGTTGCGGCCCGGCCACGAAAGACGCAATAGGCTCCCTGGCGTTCCGGCTGGAATCATGATCCGGATCATTGTGCCGCTTCAAATCCAGCCGGGACGTAGCGTGCGGCCTATCCAACCGCTTCAGGTATGGGACCTGGATCCCGGGCTGGAGCTTTCCCTTCCCGCTCAAATCGAAGAGATCCTGATCCGCGAAGGATTCGCGGAGCGGATCGATAAAGAGG